TCTTTCAATCTGCCCATGGACATTTCTGCCCACAAGAGTATTTTTGGTGGAGATGGCGGGATTCGCACCCGCGTCCGATCCGTCTACTAACATATCGTCATCAGTATCTTTCACATATCTATTTATTCAATTGAAGTACTGACTCCAAATGTAAGGTGTAAAGACAACCCAGCAACTACTGTCCCAAACTCATTATCTTCATCAATAGGCATAGTAACATTCGGTCGTACCGAAAGTCGGTCACTCACCTGCCAGTTATATCCAACATCTATGTCCATACCTTCATAACCAAAGTCACTGATACCCCAATTGGAAGTAATACTACCATCAACACCGGCTAAAGAATAACCAGTACCAAGAGTACCAGTCCAATCTGCATCACTAATATTCCATTCAACACCAGTATCAACTTTTACACCACCAAAGGTAACGGCGGTATCAACACCTACGATACTATCTTCATCAGCACTATACTCATAATGAGCAGAACCAGTCAGGCCGCCGATCAGGCGTGTCTTAAATTCAACACCAATCTCTGTAGAAGTTGAATGATACACAGATGCGGCACCAAAACCCACCTTGAGTTCATCACCATCCTGGTCATAACCAAGGGACATCTTCCCAGACGATACAGTAATATCATGGGCATATTCTAAATCATCAATGGCAAATGTCGCTAATGGGCACAACAGTAACAACGGTAACACTAATTTCTTCATTTGTTTTTCTCCTTTAAAGTTTGAATTTTATTTCATTGAGCCTCAAGAGAGGTCCAATGGGATAATAAGCCTCTTTAAGTTGCTAACTCCTCTACATTAAGATTGGAATAAAAACTTTCCATCACAACTTCAAGCTTATCTAAATAATCAGCAGTTTTCTTTTCGTAGATATCAACTCGACCATCTTCTGCTACCATCATAATAACAATATTGTCAATACCTACCTTTGTATTCTCCTCATACATAGAAGCATACGCTGCACATTGAATAAAATAATCTTCTATCCATTCCTCCTTCTTTGGGGTTGTAGTTGTCTTAAAGTCAACCACCGCCAATGTGTCGTTATACACACCAATGAAGTCACAGCGTCCTGCTACCTTATATTTGTCCGAATACATAGTCTGTTCTTGTAACATAATCTTACCTATCTTTTCATCTAAGTAAGATTTCATTTCACCAAACATACACCAGGCTAAAAAGTTCTTTTCCTTATGATCGCGGGATTGTATTTCGGTAAGACTGTGAGAATTGTTTAAATAATCTTCCACTATATAATGGAAAGCCGATCCTCGCCTGGCTGCTTTACCAGAAATAATAGCAGCTTGCTTTACTCCGACGCGTTCACGCCATTGTTGGAGTCCCTTTTCTTTACCAGGTTGTTTAGACAACACGGTAGTTATGGAAGGATATTTCAACCCATCCGGAGTTTCATAAAACCGGAAGCCTGCAATGTTATGTACTTGCAGTTCCGGAAACTTAAAAGTATTTTCAATTTGAGTATTCATAATATAATAATATCACCTTTTTAAGTTAATGTCAAGAGTAGTCCTCTCCTAAATTTGCTTTCGCAATTAAGTACGAACGGACCAATCCACTACGAATAATGTCGCCATAATCAAATTCAATACATTCAAATTCTTTCATAGTTTTTAAAATAGATTGGAACTTTAACATACCATCTCTATCGCCATTACTCTTTTTCATATCTGTCTGCGCTGCGTCACCAGCAAACATCACTTTACTTTTTTGTCCTACCCGTGTAATCAAAGTATCAAGTTCATGGAACAACATATTCTGAAATTCATCCACAATGATAATACTATTATCAAAAGTCTGTCCTCGCAGGAATGATGTTGATATAAACTCTAAAGAACCTTGTGCGACCAATTTATCATATAATTGGGCGAACTCTATATCTCCAGACATTTCAAACATCCATCTAACCAAAACACGATATGGGTCTTGGTATAAATCAGATTTTTCTTCAATAGTTCCGGGCAAGAAACCAATATCACGCGATGGTAATAAACTACGAATGATAATCACCCTATCATAGGGTGTAGTTTTATTTAATGATTCCTGTAATGCTAGATACAATAACAAAAATGTCTTACCACTACCCGCAACTCCAGAAGCAAAAATATTCTTTTCTTCTCCATAAGCCTTTACCAACTTCTTTTGATTGTCGGTAAGAGGTTTAATGTTTAATAAGGACTTGTGGGTAATATACATCTTGCGTTTTTTGCTCAAAGCAATACTCCTGTGAATAGTAAAGAGGATTCTTTACTCAAGAATATTTATTAAATATCAATATTAGATCCTGGGTTATTTCTCTTAATTTGTCTAAGGGTGTCTTTCCATTCGTTTGAAGTTTTATTTCCTCCACCTTGACCGCTTGTAGATACTCCAGAGATAATTTTAGATGGTGTATATACCATTACCCATCCATCTAATTTCAAAACTTCCATATCAGCAATTGAACACCTAATATCCTCAACAATACTTGTTTCAGGATTAATCATTCTATATGTTGGCATTATATCCCTCATTAGGCTTAAAATCACTCTCTACACCTTTATCTTGGGGATCAAAAGTTTCAACTCCAACGTGTTCTATTCCTAAATGATGTATAAAAATTATCAGCTGGCGTTCTTCTAGCTCCATTGAAAATAATTGTCTTGCAGTAATATGTGACCAGCTCTTGAGAGAAGTTAAATAACCTTTATTACCTAGGCCATCGCCTTCAAACCAATCTCGTTTAGGACACTTCTCAGCCAAATTCTCGGCAATCTGTCGGACTTGCCAATCTGCCCATCTGCCTTCAGCCATTATGCTACTTTTTTAACGCCAGGTTTCATAAAGTTTTCATCCCAACCAAATGCCGCTCGGACATTATTACTATTAAGACCTTTATATTTCTTATAGAGATTCTTGTCCTTAGCTGCTAGTAAAACTTCGGCTTCACCTACACACAAACCTTCAAGTAATTGGATAAATAACATTTCGCGTTTCATATTATTCAATTTTGGATTACCAACATAAGTTTTTCCGTCTACTTCCATAGAAACAAAATTATTTAATGTTCGTGATTCCGTTTCTAGCCTAGAGTGGTTAGTACCCTCTGGAGCTTCATTAGCTATATATGGAACTGTTCCGGATGGTAGTAACCATTTAATGCTAGGATCAAAGGCTGCTTTAAGAAGTTTCCTTAATCCATCAGTTTCATATTTCTTTAATACAGCAACCTTTCTTGCTTTGTCTTTTGCATTGTTAACCTTAATAAAAATTTCATGTAACAACGGCCTATAAGTTTCTTCCATTTTAATAATCTCCAATATTATCTAATAAATTAGTCAATTTGTTTTCGATAAAATAATTAAATAGTTTATCTCGTCTACCTACTTCTATAGTATCAAATTCTTTTAAAATATTTTGACAAATAGTAGTAGGAATTTTATTTAAGTCAATTAAAGTTTCGTTGCGATGCCAATTACGAACCCAAGTATCCTTAGGGCATTTAGCTAAGTTATATAAATCTTCCGGTTCATATTTACCCATCTGCTCTGTCAATTCGGCAATAAGAGTTTTACGAATGGGCTTTTGTCTTTTTTCAGATATAAAGGTATCATCAGCTGATAGTACATTAGGAATACCATCACTACGATCACCTTTAATAATATGTTCTTTTAAATATTGTTTAGGGTCATTATTATTAACCAACTTTTTAGTAAGTGGACTATACTGTTCCACCAAAAAACTATGCAATTGGATAAAATCTTTATCGGACGATACTATCATAATCTGTTCTTCGCCACAGTTGGATAAAGTTGCAATGATATCATCCGCCTCTGCACCTTCAACTTCAATTACTTTATAAGGGAAAAACTCTTTCAATTCATCTTCAATATCATTTAATATTTCAAAAATAAAATTCCAATCATATTCAGATTTCTCACGATCCTTTTTACGATTGGCTTTATAGTTAGGAAAATACTCTCGGCGCCAATACTTTCTACTGTCACAACATATCACCAACTCGCCATAATCTTCAGTAAATTTAGAGCGATAATGCCTTAAACTATTTAAAGTAATATGTCGTGCTAAATTTTTAGAGAGCTCTTCCCCTCGGTTCAATGATACCATTAATGAACCAAGAGCAATTTGCGTATAATCAATCAAAATCATAATCTATCCCACCGAAGGCTTTTCTACCTTAGAAACTTTTATAAATCCTTCTTCATCATATGCAAAAGACAAAGTTCTCCATCGCATACGGTGTTCTTGATCTTTTCCATAAAATAAATCTAACCATGTAGCTGTATCTAAATAAGTGGCAATATA